TCTGTATAGTATTTTTCATCCTCTGGATGTTCTCGTTTCTTATAACAAGCAGCGAATATTAAACTATCTGCATCTACTAATAATATCATTGTTTTACTGTTAGTTTTAAATAGTTCTTGTTTTGTGCTGGTCTTACTTGATATGTTATTGTTATATCAGTTATTTCTTTATCTTGTTCTGTAAAGTGTTCTATTTGCTCTTTCAATCCATTCCATACTGCGTTGCTTACTTTCATCTGAATATACTTATTATTATATAGAAAAAAGTAAAGTACCAAGACCATTGGCATATTATTGCCAATATCAATATTAATGATTCTAAAACTTCTGCAAGTTTTGAATATCCTTTATTTCTTAATTTATTAAGTTTTACGTATGATGGTACAAAGAAACTTAATACTATCAAACCTATTGCTATCTGTATCATTAGTAAAAATCTTGGTATATATCCATAACATTATTTTTTTCTTCAACTGTTAGTTCAGTTAAGCATTTGTTGTATAACCTAAATGCTATTTTCATAAGTGTAGTTGTTCGTTCCATTATCTGTTTATTTTTTCGTAACATTCATCAATAGTATCATACTTTGTTTGTATAATATCCCTTTCAATTTCTAATTGTAAAATTTCAAGTTGATGTAATACGTGCTTGTTATTTAATTTGTGCAATTTTTCTTTTTTACTAAAAACATCAATTAAGTTGTTTAGTGTTTTTGTGTGTAACATTTGTTTTGTTTTTTAAATTAATAATAACAAATATACTATTAATTAAGTTATAAACAAAACTATTAATAACTATTCATTCAAATTAATTCTAACTGCATCTTTTTCTTGTAGTAGGTAAACATCTTTTGTTACTCGTTTTTTTGCCCACATTGTACTGTCTGGACAATATTTTTTTTCTGTTTTTGGCATTTCTAATGTGTTTAGGTAATACATAAAATTACCTTTAGTATCATTTACAAAATAAATCAAAACAAAATCATCTTTTAATTTCATTAATGCATCGTATCTGTCTTTTTCCAGCATTTTAGTTTCGTAATATTTATTTCTAAATTTCATTTCTATTAAACAATCATATCCTAAATTTGTTTTTCCTTTTGCATCGTAACTTTTATTACCTTTGCCAGTCCATTCTAATTGCCAACCATCAAAGTTTAATAGTTCAATAGTTGCCTTTTCAAGTTGGTGTATTTTATTCTTATCCATTATTCCAAATTACATTTAAATCTTTGATCCATTGCTTTATTGTTTTTGGGTTGCAGGTGCAAGGTTTGTAGTAATTATGTTTGTGGTATTCAGCGTGTAGTTTACACACCAATTCAAATTCTTTGTTAGTAATGTGTTGCTTTGTACCCATTCTAAAGTTTTCCCATTTTGCATAGTCTTGTTTATTAAATTTTACCATCGGTTTATTTTTATTTCGTTTAACTTTTTTCTGCGTTCATCACAATTACATTTTGTACCACGTAATTTATGCCAAGTATCAACAAGGTATTTTATACCAGTATATTTAGTAATGTAGTAAATAAGGTTTCCTAATTTCATATTATTATTAATTCTTTATTAAGTTGGTGTTGCTCTAATATATATGACTTATAAAGTCTTTTTGGTAATGTTTTAAAATTCTTTTCATTTATTATTTCATCATAGGTTGCCCAGCCTTTAAAAGTAAAAGTTGGATATTCACCAATCATTAATGCGTAACCATCTACAATATGTTTTGCTTTGTTTGGTGATATAGCTAATCTACCATATTTATATATAGTGTTTTTAACATCAATACGTTTGCCATTTTTTAATACTGCATCATCTTGAAGAAAATAATTTTTAAATGTTTCAACTGAATTATCAAAGTTAATTCCACATAATCTACAAAAAGCAAGTTCAGCACCAAAACCATTAATTGTCATTTCCCTTTGCTTCATATTTTTGTCAATCTTAAAATTTTTTTCAAAGTAACCATTATCATTTTGTGATTCAAAGTTCTTTGCCATTTCTTCAATAATTGACATATCTTCATAGCTTAATGTGTAAACCATACCAAATTTTAATTTTTGTATCATAGTAGTTTCTTTAGTTTATCTTTTACTTTGTTGTAGGTATTGTATAATGAATAATATTGTATGTATGATTTTCTACTAAATTCAGCTATGCTTTCACCACTATTAATTATTTCAAATACTTTACGATCATACCAAAACATATTATCTAATTCCTTTTTTATTATTGCGTATGCCTTATCGTAATCAATATCTGAAATAGACTTATCAATATCTACATCTTCAATATTAATAATAGTAATGTTTTTTTCTTTGCGTTTTAAATCGTAAAACAATGTTCTTAATGTTTTAAATATATAGTAGTAGTTTACCTCATCCTTGTACATAATATCTAAACCTTTATTTAGTTTTTTATGTATCTTAATATACATTTCTTGTACTATATCTTCTGATGTTTCTGCTGGGCAACCAAAGCTGGTAACTATCTCTATCCAAGTTTTGTGCTTTTTAGCAATAAGAATCATTGTTTTTTCTACCATTACGCTAAAGGATCATAAATATTATTTACTACTTGTGGTAAACCTACATCGTTAACTTCAAATGAAAATGTATCAAAAGAATAACCTCTTGACCTACCACACTTAACAGTAACCCAATCTTTGTTTACTGTATTTGCTTCTAATGCTATAACTGTTTCTGCTTTCTTTTCAAGAAAACTTCCTAAATGTCCAGTACCTAATTTTTGGCTGCCATAGTTTTGGTGTATAACATTTATAATATGACATTTGTATTTAGCACTCCACTCCATAAGTTTTTGTACTAAAGCATTTGATTCTACTATTGCATTTGCATCACTACATAAATCAGCAATACCATCTATTATTATTAAACTTGGTTTATCTATTTTGTTTTCTAAATAGTAATCTATAAAATCTATTCGCATTTTGTGGTCTATTGACCTTAAACCAAATGTATGATAGTTATTTGTGTTTATACTTGAATCCATTGTTAATGGTCTTTTAAATACCTTTTGACAATGCCATAAGCCTTGTTCGGTATCTATGTGTAAAAGATGCCCATTGCCTTTATGTCCTTTTAAATTACCTCCGTATATATTTGATCCACTTAAATAAACAGATGCCAATAAAGATATGAAAAATGTTTTCATAGTTTTTGGTGGTGCAGTAACTACCGATAGGTTACCATAAGTTCCTAAAGCAATAGGTACTAATTTATCACCACTTTCAGATTTTAATAATTTTTCACCATAACTTAATGCTACTGGTGGATAGTCTATTTTTTCGTTAATGTCAACTTTACAATCGTGTTCTATAAAGTCCATTAACATATTGTGTTCAGTTTGTTGTTGTTTAGTCATATATTATTTTTCTATAAAGATATAAAAAAAAGGTGTTAAATTAATAACACCCTTTTAAATTTAAAATGGTAAATCACCACTTTGTTCATCTACTGCAACTTCAAGTTGCTTTTCTTCACGTTCAGCTAATGTAACAGTTCCATCAGTCCATACTACTTTGCCATTACCTAAATAGTTTTTTGGCATTTTAGCATCTCTTTCTTCTTTTGTTTGACTGTCCATAAACGCTACGTTATTACCATATCGTGTTTCATCTTGTACTGAAACAGTAAAGTTGTAATAAACTGCACCATCCTTTCCTTTGATAAACTTTTCTTTTGGTAGTTTATCTACTCTAATTGAACCATTAATTAATGTACTCATATATATATAAATTTAGTTAATATTCTTTTTTTTAAAATCTTCGCTTTCATCTTCACCAAATACACCAAGTTCATAAAACCCAGTTAATTTTAGTACTGCTCTTGACAATGCACGTTTTTCTGCCATTTCCATAACATACCAACTATTGGTGTTACCCTCTTTAAAACTTGCACCTTTATAAGCTGATCCAAAAGTTTCAATGTTTTCATTTACTGCTTTTACAACTGCAAAGTTAGGTTCGCATTTTATTACATCAAATTTAATTTTGATTTGTTCTTGTGCTTGTATCTTTTCTATTCCTTGCCTTGTAATAATTACATAGTGCTGGTGTTTAAATACATCTGTTTTTTCTAAATTATACTTTTTGTATAACTCAACTAATTTGTTTCTTTCCATTATGTTATATTAAATTGTTTACTTGTAGAATTGCCTTTAATTCTTCTATCTTGTTTTGTAAGGCTTCGATACGATATTGTTGTTCTGTTAATACTGCATCGGTTGTTTGGCTACTAAAATTTGTGTTTACCATTTGTTTTGTTTTAAAATTAATAATTGTAAAGGTATAAACATTAATGTTAATAAACAAAAAAAGGGCAGTATTTCTACCACCCAATTTAAACATAACAAAACAAACTAAAGCAAAGATACTGTTTTACATACTATCTACCAAGTTTTTATATTTTAATATCATATCTTCTATTTCTGAATTTGTAAACTTTACAATCTGTTTTGCTTTAATATATAATTCATCAGATAACCCAGCATAAAATCTTTCATCTAAATACTTTGCAAATAAGAATTGTTCACCATAACGAAAAACATTACACCCAGCACATTGCACCTGGCAATTCTGTTCATCCCATCTTGTAGCATAATGTTTTCTACTTTGAAAATGTCCGTTTTGTAGTTTCTTCCAATGATCTTTTTTACCACAAGTAAAACAAGTTGCATACCCACCTACTGAATCTTTTAACCTAATGTATTGACTAAATACTGCATCCAGCTTTTTAACAAGTTTACTTCTACTTGGTTTTTTTTTGCTTTTAGGTATTGTTTTAGATGGCATTATCTATAACCTCAATTAGATGCCTTAATTCACTTAATTCAAATTCACCTACTACAACACCTTTTATTGATAGCATATAGTGTTCTTTTCTAATTTTTAAACATTTTGTTTCATTCATAATATTTGTTTTTGATTTTTAAAAAAAATGTAATAACTTTGAATTTTTTTATAATTTAGTATTTTATCTAAATATATCTAAAAATAAATACCA